TACAAGGCCTATAATTAAATTACCCGCTGCTTTAAAAGGAGCTAATAAAAAGTCCATGATTCCTCCTCCTAATTGTTTTAATCCATCCATAATATCTCCGGAAAATATTTTCTTAATACCTCCAAAGATATCCATTAGGGCGCCTAAATGGTCTCCTATAAAATGGCCTATTATTTGCCCAATTGCTTTAAAAGCTCCTGTTATAAATCCAAAAGTAATTTTAAAAGGCATAAAGAATCCGTCTATAACAATAGAGCCTATATCTTTTAAAACTTTCATAAATCCAGATCCTTCTCCACTACTAAATGTCGAAAATAACTCTGTAAATGGTTTTTTAATTTCGTCGACTGCCTCCCCTATAGCATTAAATGCTTCCATTAATGGACCGCCAATAATATCCCATAGCCCCTGTGATAATTTCATTACCAATTTTAATGGCGCAAATGCTATTTGTAATGCAGTGCCTAATATAGGAAAAACTGAAGTTGCCAAATCTCCTAACATTCCAAACATTTCGCCTAATGGACCTGAAACAATCTCATCAAACATAGCTAATAATTTATCTCCTAAAGCAGCTAATTTTTCTTGAGCTGATGCAGATTGTTTATCAGTTACTAATTTCTTTGCGGCTTCATTTCCTAAACTCGCGGCTTTTTCTAATTGCTCGTCAGTTAAAGAACCATTTTCATCTAATTGAACTCCAGTTTCAGCAGCTATATCATTAAACATTTTTGAAGTTTCTGCAGACTTTAATAATTGATCTGCAGTCATTCCAGCGGCTGCTGCTGTTGCTTCTAATTGATAAGGAGCCATTGCAATAATGTCATTGTAATCTCCAGCTTGTTTCACTGCTTCAGCAGCGGCTTCTGCTGATTTTCCTTGAAGTGCTAATTGTCTGGCAGTATTCATATTCATATGTTTACCGGTCAATACATTAGCTTTCATTTCATTTTCTAAACTAGATTCAATATCTAATAAATTTTTAGATATATCGCCAGTTTGATCCAAAGTCATTCCTAACTTTTTAGCTTGAACTACTGCTTTTGTCAATGCCTTAACATCATTCTTATATCCGGCTTGCATTTTTTTAGAAGATCCTGCAATATCTTTTGCAACATCTTTATAATTCATTAAACCTCCTGTCGAAGCTTGAACTCCTGCTTGGATAATTGCTAAATTTTGCTCTGACGTTTTACCAGTAGCCATTGAAAGTTTTTGAAACTCGCTAGCTTCTTCGGCTGATAACCCTATTTGGTTTTTTAATAAAACCTGGGATTCTGCCATATCAGCATTTGCTAATTTAGTAACGCCTATTGATTTAGCTAGCTCTTCATAAGCGCCGTATAACTCTTTTGTATTAGCGCCTATTACTTTAGTTTCAGTAGCAATAGATTCCATTTCATGATGAATGCCAGACGCTTCTTCACGAGACACTCCCATGGCTTTACCAAAGTCAGAAACTTCTTGATCTATTTCCAAACCTCTTTTAAGACCTGCCACTTCAGCTGCTATAGCTAATAATGGAACTAATAAAGGTCCTAGCGTTGCCATAAATGTAGTGGCTCCTGCACTTAATGCTCCAAATGCAGCGGTACCAACAGAACCTGTAGTTGCTAAACCACTAATAAATGATTGAGTTATTGCGGTTGTAACACCTTCTAATTTTTTATCTACTCCTAAGAAGTTTTTAAGAACACCGCCGCCTGGCATTGAATCTAAAAATCCTAAAACTTTTTCAAATGGAGCTGAGATATCTTTAGATAGCGCTTCAATATCTATTCCTTGCTCTTTTGCTTTTTTATTTGCCACGTCTAAAGCCTGACCTATATCTTCTATAGCTTTAAGTGATATAATTCTAGATGCATTTATTGATTGTTCAGCGCGAAGAGTTTCATATGCTAGTTTATTATTTTCAATCAATTGGTTGTTTAATTCAATAGAGTCTTCAATTTTCTTTTTTGAATTTTTAAACGCATCATCTTCAAAAACTCCCAGCCCTTTGTATTCTTTTTGTCTGTTAGCAATTAATTCAGACAATTCTTCTTCTAAACTTAAATTTTCTTTGAGTGCCTTGTTGGTACCTGCTTTAATTTTGCTATATTGACCTAATTTTTTATTTTGACTTTCTTGAAGTTCTTTTATTTTATCTGTAACATTTAATTGTTCATATAACTCTCCGCCAACGTTTTCTAAATTTTTAACTAACGTTTTAGTTAGATCTTCTACATCGCTAAAGTCATCCCCTAATTTAGCTGAATATTTACTAACTGCTCTAATAGCATTTGAAACATCTCCCCATGATCCTGCTAATTCATCTGCTAATTTATTTAAATCAGCTGAATTAATAGCTTGTTGCTTTTGATCTTCTAGAAATTTTTTAGAAAAATCTGCAATGTCTTTATATCCTTTAGTATCCGGTTTCGGGAGCCCTGGAGGTGACTTTGGCGGTGCTTTAGGCGGAGCTTTAGGCGGTGATTTAGGTGGTTGTTGTTTAGCCATTAGTTAATTATTTTTTAGAAGCTAATTTAAAAGGATCATACGTACCTGCCTTAGTTTGTGCTACAATCCTGTCAGCTGCCTTTTTTCCATATTGCTTAGCATATGCATCATATGTTTTTTGCCATTGTTGCTTTGCTTTTACAGCTCTTTCTCCAGCCATGTTAATTCTATCCGCAGCTGTCTTAACACCTTTAAGAGCTTCTATATATTCAGGATCTTTATGCAGGCTATCAAAATATTTACCATATTTTACTTTAACAACTTTGTCGATGATAGCAGCTATAATTTTATCAACTACACCTTCATGTAATTGCTGCTTTCCAGCAACATTGTTAATTTCTTCTCTGATAAGATTTTTAAATTCTGAAATTTTCATGAGTATTCTATTTTAATAATAAATATCTAATTAATAACTAGTTGGTACCGAACATGAAAATAGGACCAATTAAGGTCCTATTCCTGGCCTTGCTATTCTAGGCTTATTAATTTTTTTAGTAGTATTTGGTTTATTTGCTGCTATAATAGCTTCTTCTGTCTTTTTATAATAAAATTTTCGAAGCCATACTGGCATATTATAAATTTCCGTCCAAGTAAATCCTTTTCCGTGATATACTAAATCGAATAACTGAGCGTGTAATATTGGCTTATCTTTAGGACTTAGGCCAAAAAAAGTTGGTGTCAATACCGAATCCCAACGCCTCCTCTTCGTGGTCGCATTCGGTACAAGCGAAATATTGTTCAAATTTAATATCTGGCGATACTTCTCTAATATAAGTTCTTAAAGCTCTGGAGTCTATTGCAAATAATTCGTTATCTACAAAATTAGCAACTACTCTGCTATCAGCATCACCGTCTATAGATACTATTAGATTTTTTAATCTAGTTGTCAATTCTCTGTCGACACCTTGGTTGTTTTTACTTGATTTTTTAGCTAGCTCAATTTCTTTACTAATTCTTTTATCATCACCAGTTGTCAGTAATCTAAAATGCACTACTCGTTTAGATTGTGGTAATATAAATTCAAATATTCCTGGAGCTACCATTACAGCATCTTCTGAAATATTTGTTTCAGGTAATTGAGTTAAATCAATATTAATTTTATTTTTTGCTTGACAATTTGGACATGCTACTTCTACTTGATAATCCTTTCCATATCCTAAAATACGAGAAGATATCATTATAGCATTTTTATCTCCAATTACTAAATCTTCATATCTGATAGGAGATACAATCATTGACTGCATTAGTTTGTCTAATACAATTCCTTGTTTAATTAAATTTTGTGAAGTAAGAATATCTTCTTCACGTGCTGTCATGTATTTCATTTCAATAGTTCCTTCTCGCAAAGGATTACCTTCAGGATATACTAATCCTTTAGATGGTAATGAAATAATTTCAGTTGGAAAATTAGAAGCTTTTACTTCTTGCCGAGCTAAATTTGATAATGCTAAATCTTTTAATTGATCATCAGTAAGTTCGGTGCCGTTTGACTTTGGATAGTTGTCATTAACTTGTGCCATAACTAATATAAGTTTTTATTTAATATAAATATGTAATCTTTAAATTTTTTGGTTTTTTTAAAGGTTTCCTGATTTTCCTGTAAAGTGAATATCAGCTTTGTCTTCTAATCCTGAACCGTTTAACCATTTACCTAACTCTTCATCCATATTTGGTACAGGTTGATTTTCATTTCCTGGTTTAGATAACTCAGGTACAATTACTTGATTGATGAACATAGCTTCTACTTTATCGTCTAGCAATGTAGATACCTCTGGAGATAATTTTAAAGCGTCCCAGAATGGACCTGTTAAGTTTTTAAACTCTGAAGATTTAGGATTTTTTAGTCCATCGTTAGATACAGATTTGCCTATAGACAATACAGCTTGAGCTACATCTTTAATATTTGATATGTTATCATATGCTTCTAAAGCAGTTGCTATAATTGATAACCCTGGTATCAGCGATGCTCCCCACTTACCGCCTTTTTTTAATATTTTAGCTGCGTCAGCTTTATTTTGCTTTCCTTTAATTGAATTTAGTAATTTAGAAACTTCACCCCATGTAATAGTTTCCTCAGCTTCATTAAGTACTTGTTCTGCTATAGGTTTAAGCTTGATCATTTGAAGAAGGTTCAGTGGTTTTTAACATTCCTTTTATTTTCGAAACAATTTCTCCAAATTCTTTTTCAGTCATTCCAAAGGCAATAGCAATTGCTCCTACTAACGCTGCTCTTTGTGCTGGATTCTTTAAAGCTTTTGCTGCTCCCTGGTCTTGTAAAATCTGTACTAACTTAGGTCGTAGACTCGCATCAACTGCCTTTACTGCTAGGTTCAAGTTGGCTATAACTCTTTTATCTGTGATTTCATTACCGTCCGGGCCGACAGGAATTACATCAGCTTCTTGAAGTTGCGTTTGAGGTGCAAATTCTTTTAAAAGTTGTTTAAATTTATCTGGTGTCATTGTATTTAATTTATAATAAATATCTAATCATGAAAAAAGCCCCTATTTCTAGGAGCTTTCATTTATTTCACAATTTTTATTATCTAATTCCGCCTGGCGTCAATTGATGTTGCATTTGCTCGGTCATTCCCACTTTGTCTAGGATATATTCCATTGTTTCACCATCTACATCAATGTGCTTAAGCATTTCAATAATTTCTTCAACCATACCAGGGTGTGAACGCATCACTGATGTTTGAGGGTCTTCATTTAATGCTTTACGAACTTCTTCTCTAATTATTTGTTTTAATATTGTCTTTGTCATAATTTATTTTCTATATATAAAGATAAGTAATTAATTTCAAAGTACCAAATCTTTTTTAATAAATTTTTTAATTAGAATTGAAGTATTGCGTAATCGTATTTGATAGTCAATGTGATATTGATAGCGTCTTCTGTTGACCAATCAAAGTCACCGAAGTTAGCATCTCCAATATAAGCTCCTTTTAAAGTCCACTCTTCTACTTTATCACCTACTGGTCCTAATGCATTGAAAGTGATATCTTTCTTATAGAAATCAGAATAACCATTACGTCCTGTTACAGACTCATGTTTCAAACGAACCCATTCCATTACTGCTTGAGCAGCTGAAGGAACTACTGGATCATAAAGTGTAATAGAAACATCATTCCATCTACCTTTTCCAGCTAATTTTCTTTCTACGTTAATGTGGTCTAATACTACGTCCCCAAAAGTAATTCCAGGACGGTTTGATGCTTTTATTAGGTAAGCAGGGATACCTTCGATGTACATGATGAAACGGTTAGCTACCTTTGGCTCAAAAGCAGTAAACATGATTTCCGTTGGGTCTAATAATTCAGCCATTTTTTTATAAGTTGTTTAAGTTCTTTTTTAATATAAATATCATCCTTTCGGAAAAAACATAACCGTATTTCTTTATTTAATATAAATATCGAAGTATCGAAAAAACAAAAGAAAAGGGACTATATTATAGCCCCTTAATTCTTTATTAATTATTATGCTCCTGGGAATGCAGCACCGGTAGGTAAAATGTTAAAGTCAATTATAATAAACTCAGCGGTTTTCGCAGGTTGTAAATAAATTTGACCATACATAATATTTCTATCAATGATGTCTGGAGTGTTATTTGTTTCATCCATAATAACTTTAAATCCGTAAAGACCTTGTCTTTGCTGAACTGACTCTAAATATGGATTACAAATATTTAAGAAACGGTTACGAGTTGCAGCTGTATTGTTTTCGAAAACCAAATACTTTGTTGCAGACGCAATAAATTTCTTAACAGCAATTAACAATCTTCTTACGTTGATTCTGTCTAGAGCTGATGGTTTAGCTTGAAGAGTTTTCTGACCCCATACACATACACCTTGAGCAGGGAATGTTGCAATTGGGTTAATTCTTCCTTCATATAATGTATCTCTTTCAGCGTGAGTTAATCTAGAGTATGCGTCGATTACTGTTGATAATCCACCTCTATTTAAACCTGCTGGTGCATACCATTCTGCAGCTACTTTATCATTGAAAGATAAAACACCTGGAATAACAACTGTCGGAGGAACCCAAACTGGTTTGTTAATTCCTGCATCTAATATTTTTACCCATGGATAGTAAGTTGCAGCGTAATTATTATCAATTGTTTGAACTGTATCTACTGCTGTCGCAATATTATCTGTCAATCCTGCACAGTCAAATACTAAGAAAGTATCTCCTCTATCTAAACACATATTAGCTGCATAGTCAATAACTGCTGGGTGCAATGTTTGAATAACACCTGGAAGAACTAACATATTAATATCTAATTCATCTGGATTAGATACAGCGTCAATTGCATTAGTATAAACTGAATAATCTTTACCAGATAATCCATTTAAGTCAAATCCTTGAGTATTCGAAGCTACAATCTCATCTCCTGATAATCTTCTTCTATTTGGCTGAACTCCGTCAAAACCACCTTGGAAAGGTACAACGAATTTACGAGTTTCAACAGAAGTATTAGTTGTTAAATCAATTGACCCTGAATATGCAGTTGCAGCGGTTGGATAATTCGCAGCGGCATTTTGAGTATAGTTTGATAATAAGAATACAGCATTGTTACCTACAGTCTGATCCGCGGCTGCTGGAAGTGGTTTCAAGTAATTGATGTTATCTGTACTACCTAAATCATAATTAAATCCAAAATGCACTCTTTTATTGTAAATTCCAGCTACTGATTGAGATACAACTATAGATGCTGCGTTTGGAGCAGTGTAAGATGAAGGTAATGGGCTAATTAATGCAGCGTGACCGAAAGGAACTAAAGCTTCAGATATTGCAGCTTTTGCAACGTTTGAGTCAACTTCAACATAAATGTATTTAGATTTATTAGCATAGTCACCATGTAAAATAACTTTACCATTTACAAATGTTCTATATCTATCTCCAATTACTCTAGCAATATATCTAGCAGAGTTAGGATCTAAATTTACATTATCAAATACTTCTAAGATATTTGGACGAACATCAGTGTCAGCTGTATCATATGGAGACCCAACTGCTTTTAAATAAGTTTGATCTACACTTCTAACAGCTACTGTAAATGAACCATAAGTCGAACCTGGCACTGTACCTGCAGCTTTAATATTAGAAATTGCAACTTTTACTTCATAATTCGAAGTATTACCATCACTGATAGTATGAATTTTGAATAAATTGTAATTTGTATTATTTACTGTCTGAGATATAACCCATGGAGTGGTAGCATGACCAAACGTAGAATCTGAAGTATATGAACCAGTTTCAAAAACAAGGAAACAAGCTGGGTCTGCTGCTAATGAAGCAGATGCTGCTGAATCAAATAATGTATATAAGAATCCTGGTTGAGTAGTTGTATTAGGTATTTTACTAAATACTTTTGATAAATAGTCTGCAGAAGTAGAGCTTAATGAAGCACTAAATGTAGATCCAATTGAACCAGCTGGCACAGTAAATGCAGCGTCAATAGTATATGAACCTGACAATTTAATTACTGCCGAGCCTGACACATTTGAAGACAATGCAGATTTTTCAAACATCGCAGTTGCTGTTGCAATTGCAAAGTTCGTTGCAGTTTCATTAACTACTTGAGAAGGATGAATTAATGCGATGTGTCTCTTTCCGAAAGATCCTGAAGCTACTACTGCAACCGGAGCTACTACTTTATATCCATCATCATGTAAAGTACGAACAATTGTTAATTGTCCTGAAGAGTTTAAATACTCCTTAGCTGTGTAAGGTAAGTATAAATTAGGGTTGGTATTACCGAAAGTTTGCACAAACTCATTATAAGAAGCTACTGTTGTTGGAACCATTGCTGGTCCTTTCAATGTTGGACCTACGAATGCAGCTCCAATTTCAGAAATTCCTTGAGGTAAGAAAGACAAATCTTTTTCTTCGGTAAAGACACCCGGGCTAACGATTTTTTCTGCCATTGTGTTTTATGTGTTAAAGATTTAGTTTAAGTTAATTATCATTAATAAATATGATTAATCTGACTCAAACAGTTACTGTACAGGAGTGAATATTCCTGTTTCTAAGTCAATGTTTCCTTGACCATAAGTTTCTTCAATTTGCTTAACTAAAACAATTTCAGATTCTATAATAGCATCGTATTGCGTTTCAAATTCTTCTTCTAAACGATTTAATCGATCTAATTCTTTTTGAAGTAATCTTTTTTCAATTTTAAGTTGACCAAATTGAGTGGTTGATAATGCGTATTTTTCACGCAATTCTTTGAGTGCATTTAACTCTGACTCTGTAAGTGTGATTGCAGTTTGTTCTGTCATAACTTGATTATTTTAATTTAATATAAATATGGAGCAACCATTTGAAACCTATGCTAAATTGTCTTGTACAATGAATTTACCTATTCCTACTACTTCATCTCCAGGAAGTAATTCATAATCTAAATTCGTTGTGTTTACTACAAGTGTAGAAGTTCCTCCAAATTGAGTAAATGATACAATAGCAGATCTAGGTATAAATGCAGCTGCCGTTTCCCAATTCATTTGTTTATGCAAAAATGTAAAATTATCAACGCTAGTTGTTGGTAACCCTACAGGTGCCGGTTCCCACGCTGAAGGAAATGATACTGTAGTGCTATTTAATACAGTTCCCGTTAATTGTCTATTAATAGTTAAATATGCAATAGCTTCTGTGCTAGATGAACCGCCTGAATTTCTAGACCCATACCCATTTAATAAAGTAGTACTCGCTTCTCTAGGAGCTATATTAGCTAATGAAGAAATT